CCTGCTGACCTGCTTGCAATGGCAGTGTCGGGCGGGGCGGAGGTAGACAAGCTCGAGAAGCTCATGGACTTACAGGAACGGTGGGACGCAAAAAACGCACGGCAGTCTTTTTACCGCGCAATGGCGCAACTCCAATCTGAACTGCCTGAGATCCCGCACACAAAAACAGTCTATGCGCGGTCGGGCGATAAGCTGTACGATTATGCGCCGCTGTCGGCGATTGTCAAAGTTGTTGGCCCGATCATACACGGGCGGGGTTTTTCTTGGCGGTTTGATACAGACCCGCAGGAGTCCGGTGGGGCTCGCGTGTCCTGTATCGTGTCGCACAAGGACGGTCACAGCGAAACGACCACAGTCACGATACCGCCGACGCAGGGCAGGAACACCAACCAGTCGCAGGATCATGGCATAGTCATCACATACGGCGAGCGGTATGCGTTTCGGGCTGCATTCGGACTGGTAAGCGGGATTGAGGATGTAGACGCCGTAACCCCTATTGAGCGGATCAGTGAAGAAGAAGAGACGGTGCTTATCAACTTGTGCGCCGAGGCAAATAAAAACATCGGCAAGCTTTGCCTATGGGCCGGATGCGATAGTACGCAGAACTTTCCGAAAGACAAATACGATGAAGCCTGCGCGATTCTCAAAAAAAAGATTGCAAAAGACCAGGGCGCTGCGACGCCGGAAGAACAGCACAACGGCGTTCCGGTTGAGGCAGAATTACAATGAGCGCAATTCCGCTATTTGATGCGCCTAACGAGCACGCTTTGCCGAACGGATCAACCGTCATCGAGTGCGAGCAGCATAGCGGAGAATGGTTCACTGCGCGGATGGGGATACCAACGGCAAGCCGGTTTAACGCGATCATCACGAGTAAGGGCGATCCGTGCAAAGCAGCCGCACGCCGCACGTATATCGAGGATTTGGCGACAGAGCGCATTACCCGCGTAGTGACGGAGCATCACGTGACCGCAGCTATGGCACGCGGAACGGCATTGGAGCCGAGGGCAAGGGCCTGGTACGAGTTTGACCGTGATACGGATGTTGAGACGGTTGGCTTTGTGCGGTCTGCTGACAGGCTATGCGGCGCGTCTCCGGATGGTCTTGTCGGGAGCGATGGCGGTATTGAGATTAAGTGCCCGCTCAAGCGTGCATTTGTGCGCATAGCACTGGCCGACAAGTTTCCGTCCGAACACGTTCAGCAGGTACAGGGCTGCTTATGGGTAACCGGTCGCGCATGGTGGGACCTTGTTGTTTACAGCGATGACGCCGGGCTGGATCACAGGCCGCTTGTTTACCGCGTTGAGCCGGATCCTGTAATACACGCGGCACTTGACGATCTTGTGCCGGCGTTTTGTGCAGAGGTAGACGCAACGGCTGCGAAGCTCATGGCCGCATTATATGGGGAAACCGCAAAATGACAGAACAACGGAAGCAGAAAGACTTTCCCGGATGGTGCCGCGGCATCATAGCCAAACGAACTCCGGACGCACTTGCGATACTCGCGGACCTGATCAAGGCGGGTTTGTCTCGCGGATATTGCACAGCAAACGACATCACTCCGCGCAAACTGTCGGAGCCGAATGTGGTCGGCGGCGTGTTCAAGCTTCTCCCGCAACTCGGGTTCGTGCAGACTGGCGAGCGCGTAAAGCCTGAACACAAGCAGAAGCACGGGCGCCTGCTATTCGTGTGGGAATTGCGCGAAAGCACAAAGGCTTATGCGTTCTTGCGCGAGATCCGCGCTACGTTCTTTCAGCAACACGACATGCCGAAACAGGGGGTGCTGGGTCTGTGAAAATAAAATGTGCTTTTCCCTATTGCAATGATCGTGAAAAGGTGCTAATCTTATCCGAAATGGACGCCGGAGCTTGCACAAATGAATAACCGAATACAGCACCCTTACTGCGTGCCGGTCTTCCGGCGTCAGAGCCTTGCGGTTCCTGGTGTCCAGCGTGGTAAGGGTCTTTTTTTGTTGTACTGGCGCAAGGTGGAGTTGATATGCGCATAAAGAACTGGCAACAGTTTCAGCATTTCAAGGACCGGCGCCCGCCGTGGATAAAGCTGTACCGGGACCTGCTGGACGATCCAGACTGGCACGGCCTCACCGGGGATGATGCCAAGACCCTCGTCATGTTGTGGCTAGTTGCAAGCGAGTCAGAGGGCAAAGACGGGGCACTGCCCGAGTTGCGCAAGCTGTCGTTCAGGCTACGCACGACAGAAAAGGCATTACGCGCTCAATTGCAACGCCTTACAACATGGCTGATACATGATGATATCAAGGTGATATCAGAGCGATATCAAGGTGATACACCAGAGACAGAGACAGAGACAGAGACAGAGGCAGAGAGTATTGCACCGACGCGGCAAGCCGGTCGGAGCAGGAAGTACCCTGTCGAGTTCGATTATGACGCCGAGAAAATACAGGGACTCACAGCAGGGCAGAAGGATCGATGGCAGCAAGCATATCCTGCTGTAGATGTTGACCAGGAAGTGAGAAAAGCGCAGGAATGGCTTGCGGCTAATCCGAAGAAACGCAAAAAGGACGTGCGCCGTTTCCTGAACAACTGGATGTCGCGTTGCCAAGAGCGGGGAGGCAGCACGGGCCCAAGCACAACGGGCACCGGCAAGGGTATGCAAACAGTTGAGAACAGGTGGGAAAAATAGTGAGATCCATTGACTGGCCGCACAAGCTGAAAATGAAGACCGGATTAATGCTGTCTGCAAGCGAGCAAGAGGATTGGACAGACGAGTTGTTCACTGAGGTCCGCAACCTCACAGACCACGAAATCTGCAAAGCTATTAGCTGGGCATTCGGCAGCAAAGAAAACACGAAAAGGTTTAAGAAAAAAAGCAAATACGATTACACGCAACCGATACTGCGGATGTGGATCTATATGCACAGGCGAGAAACAAGCGTGCCAGCTACGGCTGGCATAGAGGCGCGGCACGCGATATACATGCAAGACCTTAAGCGGCAATTGGACAATGCGCAGGACCATGACCACAGGTGGCGGATAATCTGCTGGCCCGGATCTGCGGATGATTGTGCGGAACTGGAAGAATACACGCTGAGCAAATGGCCCGACTTTAGGAGGCCGGGTGTGCCTGATGGGGTTCCGTTCTGATGAAAGAAGGCGAGAGCATTATGGTGGACGTGGTCTTTGAGGGTATGCTGATTGAGGTATGTGTTACTCTTGAGACGGGCTGCTTTTTCTATGATGATCTTGTCATTGTGCAAGTGCTTAACGGCGAAACAATGAGCCAATACCGAAGCGACAAGAACGTATGCAGCGACGATGAACTCTTGGATGTTGTTCATGGCGACTGGGGCTTCAGGCATTTGGCGCGAGAGGAAGCGGGGTCTGTGATATGAGATCGGATGATGTGTTTGTTGTTGCGCGGCACGATATAACGCTCCCGCGCAAAGGGGGTACGATAAAGATAATGCCATTCGGAGATGTGCATTACGACACGAAGCTTTGCGATCAGGACCGGTTTCACGCATGGCTTGATCGGTGCAAAAGAGATGACGATGAATACACGAGATATATCAGTGCCGGAGACCTGTTCGACTTTTGCAGTACGAGCGAGAGGCAGAAGCTGGCAATGGCACGGCTTCACAACACAACGGCAGAGACGCTTGATGACATGCAGCAGGCCAAGGTTTATAAGATGATAGAGCGTCTGTGGTTCATGCGGGGCCGACTGCTTGGGATGATACAAGGCAATCATTACTGGACATTCAACACGGATCCTGATGGGACGGCAACGGAGCAGACGAGCGTTGAGCGCATGTGCCAGAAGCTTGAGTGTCCTTGGTTGGGGTCGATAGCGGTTATACACATAAGCGTCAATTTTGAAGGGTGCGGCACGAGATCGCAATTGCAGATTGTGATAGCACACGGCAAGTCTGGCGGAAAGCTAATCGGCACCTCGATTAACCAGGTAGAGGATATGTTTCGGATTTTTCCGGGTGCCGACATCTACTTGATGGGTCACAATCACAAAAAGGGTGGTCTTACCAGCACGCGGCTATTCGTTGATTGCGGTGCAAATGGGACTCCAACTGTTCGGCAGCATAAGCAGGTGTTTAGCAGGACGGGGTCATTCAAGCGCGGGTATGTTGCTGGTCAGGGCAGCTACGAGGCGGGTCGTCTGTATCAAGCGACCGATTTGGGAGTCGTTCGGGTTGAGGCAGATTTTGAGCGAGTGCGTAAGGTGAAACATCCAGGCACGGATCAATTTCACGAGCGCATGGTCAAGAGCGTTCACGTCTGGAGTTGAGGTGAAAGATATGAGCACTTTTGTGCATTGCAGTGAGTGCGGATACCGGGTGTGTATTCCGGCGAAGGTAGAACCTGGCAAGCAGGCGAAGGCACACTGCCGCAGGTGTGGTCGGAAGACAATCCACGTTGCGGAGCGTGAACCTGACAGCAAGGGAGCGGGCAATGACTAGCGAGGCGCGGGGCGACGGCATGAAAGCAGCAACAGACTATGACGGAGAGCGGATCAGCTACTGGCAGGACGGCAGCGTTGTGTGGCGCAGGCAATACAAGAACGGAAAGCCGCATGGCGAGAGCATTGGCTACTTCCCGGACGGCAGCGTGTTGTGGCGCAAGCAGTACAAGGACGGCAAGCCGCACGGCGAGAGCATCGGCTATTACAGAGGAGGCGGTGTTCAATGGTATGCGCAGTACAATAATGGCAAGCAGTGCGGTGAGAGCATCGGCTACGACCGAGATGGCAGCGTGTGGCGGCGCGAGCAGTACAAGGACGGAGTATTGGTATCGACAGAGCCGACTGAGTCACCGAAGCCGCAGAAGCCCGAAGTCGACTACGACGAAGAGCGGATCAGCTACAACCGGGACGGCAGCGTTGCGTGGCGCAGGCAATACAAGAACGGAAAGCCGCATGGCGAGAGCATTGGCTACTTCCCGGACG